AGCGGCGCGCCTGTCTACGTCAATCAAAGCGGCCGGCCGCAAATGGCCGAATTCTCGAGCGCAAATGAAGCGGTCTTGTATCGCCAGAAATTCGGCGGCATGGCGGAAGATAAAGCTAGGCGTGTAGAATTCAGCATCGAACCAAAGCGCGGCCGTTTCGCCTTCCTTAACGAAAATCCAGCCGCCGAATTTCTGGCGATACAAGACCGCTTCATTTGCGCTCGAGAATTCGGCCATTTGCGGCCGGCCGCTTTGATTGACGTAGACAGGCGCGCCGCTGGCAATGGCGCGATTGACGGCGGCACGTAAGGCGTTATGCGGCGCATTGTTCGGCATGGGTCTAACTCCAGTTATGGCCATAAGCGGCCGGTTCGGCAATTTGCCGTCGCATGGCCGCGCGCGGCGGCCATGAAAGAGCAAATCGAGCTATGCGGCGATTGACTGCAGTTCAACGCGCGTCCAGCCGCTTTCGCTTGTCCAGCGGCCGGCATAGACCGGCAACGGCGCGGGAAAGCTTGCGCACAAGCTCGCCTCGTCGCCGTAGCGGTGCGGCTGGCTTATCATGGTTGACATTTGCCGATCATATTCCCGCGCGCGCCAGGCATCGAAAGCGGCGATTGTGTCGGCGGAAATTTCGCCGGCATTTGTGCCAACGCAACGGCGCAAAATGCCGATTGACGCCACAACGTGTTTTTCAAGCCCGGCAGCATCATAGTTGAGACCGCGCCGCGCGTAGTCCGGCAGTGAGCGGCGCAAATGCGCGCGGAATCGGTCGCCGTTCGGTTCGGAAATATCGTAATCAATTTCATCCTGGTAGCTGGACGTCCAGCTAAACCAGTAGCGCGCGCCGTTGATTGTAATCGAGTTGTCAGCAAGATAGTTCATGTTTCAAACTCCAGTTTGCGCAATCGCGCGGTTTTCAGTAAGCGGCCATATTGCCGAGATCGGCAAGCTTTGCCCGATAGTCGCGGCGCGCCAGTTCATGGCACAAGTCACGCAATCGAGACTGCAGCGCGCGCTTGCGGCCTTTGTCGGTCTCGACTTTGATTGCCCGTTGCAGCTGCATAACGCGTTTTTGGGCTTGGTTCGGCATTGTCGTTTCTCCTATGCCGCGACCGAATAGGGCCATTCGCGCGGATAGAGCTCCGGCCGAAACTTGCGGCCGATCCAATAGGCGGCATTGCCGAACGCCATGGCGTCCAGAATGTCGCAACCGGCCGCGCGAACGATTGCTTTCTGCCGATCCGCAATCGCCACGATATCGGCTTGCGACTCGGCGGATTTGACGGCCGCGACAAGATCGGCCGTCCAGCGGCGAATGTTTGCCCGGTTCATGGCTTTGAACATTGCCGAGTTGCGAAAGTACGGTTGCACATAGCCGCGCGACCGAACGAATGTTTCATATTCGGAATCGCTTTCGAATGTGAGGCCGTCGCAATCGCCGCGCCGCGCTATCGGAAAACCTTTCTTGTCGCGGTGCGGCGCAAAGCCTTTGAAAACGGAAAGCTTGCCGCCGGCCGGAATTCCTTTCGCCAGGGTGCGACCGACATTCCAGCCGCCTTGCGTGACGCTTCCGTTCGGAAATGATAGGGCCATGATTTTTCAAACTCCAATGGTGCGCACAATCGCGCGGGATAGTTTCAGGCGCGGATAACACCGCAATCTTTGCCGCCGACAAATCGGCCGCCTGGGAATATGCGCCAATTCGGCGCAAGGTGATTATGGCGCGGCGCGTCTAGTTTGATGCTGCAGCGAATGGCGCGCGCCTCTTTCGCTTCAATGATATCGGACGCAAGCCAAATCGCGTCGAATTGGTCGCGCAACGTTTCGCGCGCGGTGTCGAGCTCTTTCCGGTTTCCGATAATCATTTGCCCGACTCCCATGGCGTTATGAAAACGCGCACCTTTTCCGTGCCTGGTATCGGATGAATGGTTATCAGCCATTCCAGCGGCAAAAGACGAATGGCGGATTCAGCGGCCGCGCGATTTTCAAAAGTCACAATCATTTGCCCGACTCCAGTTCACAAGCGCGCGGCGCATTGGCAAGCATGGCGGCAAGGTCTTTCGGAATGTCGGAAGGAAGAGCGGCGGCAATGGCCGCGCCGCAATCTTCATGCGTCAAACCATGGTCAAGCACATAGGCGTTGACGTGGCCATTGATGGTGAGGAAGGCGACTAGGGCGAATGTCATGGCGCGCCTACCAATCGTTCGCTGTCATGGTCTGAAGGCTTGCCAGATAGGCGCGCGCCTCCAGCATGTCGGCATTGCGCGCTGTCCAATAGGCTTCATGCGCGCGCCTTGCGTCTGCCGCCGCGCCGACTGGCTGGAAGCGCTTGGCAACGTAGATTGAGCCGCCAAGCCGTCCGACTCGCCAATGATACAAGCCGCCGATTTTCCGAATTGAGATATTGAACATTGTCGTTCTCCAGTGTTTCGCCACGATTGGCAGGATGGAAGGAAAGGCGCGCCTAGAGCGCTTCCGCATAAGCAAGGGCTTCAGCCTTGCTCTTGAACGTATCGTATTTGGCAAGGTCGCATTCATTGCTGCCGACGATGGGAAGGACGCTCCAGCGTGACCACGGTGCATTGTCTTTCCCAAGGTTCGCAACGTGCTTGCCGTCGCGCATCATGTCCCAATGACGGCGCACATTGCCCATATTGGTTGTGCGTTGTTCGGTCAGCGTGATCATTGTTCAGACTCCAGTGTCAGCGCCACGATTGGCGAAAGGGTTAGAGACAGCGGCCTTCCGTTTGGCAAATGACCGCGCCTTGCACTATGGCATACAGAATGAACGCGCACGGCGGCGCAAGCATCATGCACAACACAGCCACAAGCGCCCGCTCACGAATGACAGTCCAACGCCGTGCGCTGGCGCGCTTGGCGCGGCGGACTTGGTAGCGGCTGGGCTGGGTCATTTCGTTTCAGGCTCCGGTTGCGCCACTGTCGGCGGGGTAGAAAGGCGCGCCTTGCGGCGCGCCCATGCTTGTCAGTCGAGATAGGACAGATACTCGTCAAAGGCCGCTTCACTGCCGCATGTCGCTTCGTAGTTCATTGCAAAGCGGATAGCCGCGCGGCGGCTGAACGTTGCCAGCGTGATGTAACGAAGGGCTGCGAGGTGCGGTGTCATTAGTCGGGCTCCGTGGTCAGTCACAATCGACTATCCACACCTTGCCTATGCCCGCGCGCCTTGTCAATAGAATAAATGCATATCGCATATTAATAAGCGTATGCCGTGCCACGCCGCGCCGTCCAGCTGCAGCGCATGGCCGCGCCGCGCTTTGCCAGGTCGCACCGCGCCGCGCCGCACGGCCAAGCTCATGCCGTCGCCTTCATTCTCAATCGGATCAATCGCAACCGCGCCTCGTCGCCTTGCCGTGCCGCCGCTCGTCGTCGTGCCGCTCGTCGGTCTCGTCGTCGTCGGGTCGCACCTCGTCGACGCCAGGCCGCCGGCGCCTCGAGGGGGTAGGGGGTGCCGGTTAAACCCGCGCGCGCGCGCCTCCCGGACCGAGTTGCCAGCCAAAAACGGGAGACTCCACGGAAAGAATTTTCGTCCAGGAAAGAAAAACATTTTGCCGCCCGGCACGCGGAAGCCCATATCAGCCAAGGCGTAGAAGGATTTTCGACCGTGACAAGAAACAGCCGGCCGCCGCGGTTCAAGCCCTTCCAGGCACCGATGGCGATCGCCGTCCAGAAGCTCGTGAAGGCTGGGAATTACCGCGGCTCGCCTCGAGATAGAGGGTACGATTCCAAATGGGATAGGCTGTCGATCGCCTATCGAAAGCGGCATGTTTGCTGCGCCTGGTGCGCCCAGCAAGACCGTGACACGCTGACGGATCTGGTCGACCACATCATCCCGGTCGTGGATCGGCCAGATCTGAAATACACCTGGTCGAACCTCTGGGCCCTATGCAAGCACCACCATGCTCAGAAGGGCGTGATGGAAGTCTATGCGCGGGAAAATGGGCTGCTGAATATGCTGCCCGAGTGGTGCCGGCAGCCGGAAAAGCGGCCGCTGCAGTTCCGACCAGTCGCATAAAATAAAATGTGATATGCATATTGCATTTATAGAATGATGGGCGTATTTAATTTCCGACCTGAACATTAATGCCCTAGCGGTCGGATATTCATTCAGTGAACAAAACCCGGTCTATCGACGCTCCAGAGGCCATTTCCATGTCTGCCGCGGAGTTCAAGCGGTGGCTTTCGGCGATGAACTACACCGGGCGCGCCGCCGCGAAGGCGTTGGGCATCAGCGCTGCGTCAGTCGTGAACTATCAGGCCAACGGGGCTCCGCCCTCGATCCGGGCGATGTGCCGGGCGCTTTACCCAAACCAGATGGAGGCAATCTATCCATGGGAGGGCCGCAACAAGTGACCAACGCCAGGGTCCAAGGCGCGCTTATCGGCGCCATGCTCGCCGATGTCATGCTGGCGGCCGCGATCACTGTCGATCCGCTGACGCTCAATAGCCCGAGTGTCCCACTCGACTTTCTCATGGCTATCTCCGCGGCAGCCGCCGGCGCCCTAGTTGGCTACGCCTATGTGGTGGTGTGGTCGAAATGGAGAGGGCGGACGTGAGCGATATAATCATTGGAGTGCCGTTGGGTCTGGCTATTGGCCTCATCGTCCTCGCGTTCGCATACTTCATAGACCATCTGGGCGATGGTGATCTGAAGTGACTTGCATCGTCGGGCTCATCGACAACGGCAAGGTCTACATCGGCGCCGACAGCGCGGCAGTCAGCGGCGAGAGCATCGAGGTGCGCGCCAACCGGAAGGTGTTTCGGAACGGGCCCTATGTGATCGGCTTCACCGGATCCTACCGGGTCGGGCAGATGCTGGAATACGCCTCGCTGCCCAAGATGGAATGCAAGGACGTCATGGCGCACCTCGTGCTGAACGTCGTCGAGAAACTGAAGGAAATCTCCGGCAAGGACATTGATGAACTGCTGGTCGGCCATGGCGGGCGGTTGTTCAAGGTCAGTTCCGACTACTCGGTGGCGGAATATTCGTCCTATGTGGCCGCGGGCGAGGGCGGGCCGTATGCGCAGGGCAAGCTTCATGGCGGCGTAGGCGACCCGCGTGACCGCGTCCTGGCCGCGCTGGAGGCGGCGCAGACGCATTGCAACGGCGTTCGAGCTCCGTTCCATATCGAGGTGGTGTAAATGACCGAAGTGCATGTCGTCATGGGGAATGATTTTCCCGCCGCAGTGTTCGAAAAAGCGGAGGATGCGGAGGCATGCTGCGTCGCCAGGCGAGCCGAGAATGAGCCGGGTTACACGCGCATCCATTGGCGTGTTTACAATTTCCCGCTTCTCCGGCGCCTCAATGTCGACGCCGGAGTGCTCGGATGAGCCGCTTCGAAGCCTGGTGCATCGCCGTCGGCGCGGTCCTAGTTGTCCTCGGCTTGATCAGTTCGTTCTATCAGATGGGAGGAATCGGGTGAAAACCTACGCGATAGCAGACCTGCACGGTCGCTTCGACCTGCTGCAGATGGCCTACGACGCCATTTCGCAGCATGCGCTCGGCATACCGGGCACCATTGTCCATCTTGGTGACTACGTCGACCGTGGACCGCAGAGCCGCGAAATCATCGAATGGCTCATGGATGACCCGGCACTGCCGCCGGGCTGGCGTCGCATATGTCTGCGCGGCAATCACGAAGACATCATGGTTGAGTGCTGCGCTAATCTCGAGCTCGTCGGCCGCTGGTGGATCCCCAACGGAGGCGGCCGCACGCTGATCTCCTACGGCGCCAAGATCGGCGATGGTGCCGCGGTCGCAGCCGCATTGGTCCCAAGTTCTCATCTGGATTGGATGAAGGCGCTGCCTCGGATGCACATCGACGAACACCGCGTCTTCGTCCACGCCGGCGTCGATCCGTTCAAGCCGCTCGACCAGCAGGATGATCAGGATCTTGGCTGGAAGATATACCCTGATGATGACGAGCGCGGCCATGGTAAGCGACACGTTGTGCACGGCCATCATCAATTCGAGGACGGCCCGATCCTATTGAAAGGTCGGTCTGACCTCGACACGTTCGCATGGTTCACCGGTCGACTTGTGGTCGGCGTCTTTGATGACGCGGTGGCGGGCGGACCCATCGAACTGCTCACCGTTCAAGGCTCGCACATTCAGGATATCGTGAGGGCTGCATCGTGACCACAGAATATGATCCGGCCCCGTGGACCAACACCACGGCTGTTTTTGTAGGGCCCGGCGATAGGCGGGTGATCAGTAACGGCCATCCATTCCCCGTCGCTTGCCGCGTGCTGTCCGAGCCGAACTACCAACTGGCGATGAAGGCGGTCAATGCGCATGACGAGCTCGTGGCTGCGCTGGAGGCGCTGCAACAATTTATGGAGCCGATGAGGTGGACGCGCGACAGCGATAATGCCCGCGCAGATGAACTGGACAAAATGGCACTAGATGCGCTCACGCTTGCGCGCGGAGGGAAGTGATGGACGGCCAGGCATACGATCCGACGCAATCGCTTTGGTCCATAATGACCAAGAGCCGAGGCGGGACCGTGTCTGTCATTCGCGATCTGACCTTAGAACAGGTGAGCAAAACCTATGAGCGGCTTGACCCATGGTACGGGATGAAAACGGAAAGTCTTATGGTCCACAAGGACTATCTGCTGGCCGACACTCTTGGCATAGCGTTCTCAGGTTCGACTTCGATTGGGCGCCATGAATCAGATGGCGACATTGAAATTCGAGAGGTCTTTGGGCCAGCAGGCTGGAGTGGTTTCAATGCAGGGGATGTTGGTCGATGGCCCAGGCTCTACGCGATCTTTACCGATGCGGAAGGGGACATCCTTCCTGACGAATTTCAGGAACATCCAGAAATAGCTGAACGGTACAGGCGCCAGCGCAAGGTAACCGCGGATCTGGCTGCGGAGTATGCATCTCCACCTCTTGGGCGAGAGCAGATTATGGCGCTTCGTCGGGCCGGATGGTCGGTAGACGAAATAGATGCCGCGCGCGGAGGGCGGTGACGATGAGGCGAGGCAGTAGACCTGACGAGGTGACGGGATTCGAGCAGGCGGCATTCAATGACAGGCGGGCCGCTCGGGTGCTGACAGATATCGAAGCGGCCGAGAATGAAGTTCATGACCGGCTCGAGCGCGCCTTCGGCGGCCTGTTGAAGCTGCCCTATGTGGCGATCGACGAACCGAAGTGGCTGGACGCCGGCTACAAGGCTGACCGCAAGATGCAGCGGAAACTGGAACTGGCCGGGCTTGATCGCATCACCCAGGCCGGCCGGATCCGCTACCATGAACAGTTGAGGGAAGGGCAGGGGTATGATGACGGCTGCGGCTTCCGACTTCGTTGCTGGATGGCGGCGCTTCGGTACCCGTTTCAGCCGGCATGGTCTTCGAGAACGCTAGCGGAAAGAATTTAGCCATGACCCATGCTCACGACGAATCCGAAACCGCCCTCTCCGGCACCCATCAAGAAAGCCCTACCACCACGGATTTCATTGCTGAAGCCATCACCGAAGCATTCGGCGAGCGCTGCCCTGACTATGCCGAGGGTTGCGCCGCTTGCGACGCATGGAAGCAATATGACGACCTCCGCGCCCTCTCCGCTATCCATAGTCAGGGAGCAGCACCGAGCGAGGAGCCGGTAGGCTACCTGTTTGAGCTTTGCTACAGCCACGACCACAACCGGTGGAGCGGCACGATGTACTCCAGCCACATCCCCGATCCTAAGGATGTCCGCAACGTCCGCCCTCTCTTCTTCGCCTCCCCCGCTGTCGCACCGGTAGCGGTGAGCGTGAAGGCAGGAGAGCCGGTCGCCTGGCTAATCCTGGGCACAGACAGGGACGACAATGAGACATGGGTTGCGGTGACCAAAAATCCAGCCGGTGTTTATGGGCCTAACATGCCGATCCATCCGCTTTATCTGGCTCCACCACCGGCGCCTGATCAAGAACTCCAAGACAAGATCGAGACTGCCCTCTCTTCCATCATCCCGGCCACCAAGGGTGGGGAAGACGAGCTTAGACGTGCATGGGAGTATGGCCGCAACTCGTGGTGTCCTGCTGGAATCCTCACAGACAAGGAGCGAACCGAAAGCGAATGGCGCAAGGCTCTCGCCGCCCTTTCCGCCCAAGATACGGACGGGGTGGCGAAGCCATGAAGAGAGGCGACATCGTCTACACGCCGGCTTGGTGCGTCTCCGACATGGTTCGGTTTTTTAGCCCAGCCGGGAAGATACTCGACCCATGCCGAGGTCAAGGAGCATTTACGGACTTCATCCCATCCGCACAGTGGTGCGAGATTGATGATGGCCGCGACTTCTTCGATTTCCGCGACCATGTGGATTGGATCATAGGAAACCCTCCCTACTCCAAAACCCGGCAGTTCATGAAGCATGCGTTTTCTATCTCCGATAATGTCGTATTTCTGGTGCCGGCGCGCAACATCGTTAGCGGGTACGGGACAGTTCGAGAGTGCCGAAATTACGGGCTCTCGACCAAGAACATCCGATGGTACGGGACAGGTTCAAAGCTCGGGTTCCCGATGGGCAACGCTATCGCAGCCTTCCATTGGCAGCGCGGAGACAACTCCGGCCAGATAACTGAGACGTTTTACAGTGAGGCCGCAGCATGACCACCACCACCCAACCTACAGCCACCACTACGGGAGTTAGCGAAGCGATGGTCGAGCGGGCGTTTAGAGCGTGGTGCGCCTGTCAGGTAAAGGACATGAGCATCGAGGCTACCATCCGAGCCGCCCTCGAAGCAGCCCTCTCCACCGCACCACCAGGGGAAGGAGTACCAGGCATGGTGCTGGACGGCTTCGACATGTTGGCGCATCTGGCTCGCCAGCGGGAATGGTCAGAAGCCACATTCGGTCCCGGCCCGCGCACCAAGGGCGTGATCGATCATATCCGCAAGGAACTGTCTGAGATCGAAGCCGACCCTTCCGACATCGCCGAATGGATCGACGTTACGATCTTGGCGCTGGATGGCGCTTGGCGGGCTGGCCATTCACCCGAGCAGATCGTTGCCGCGCTCATCGCCAAGCAGACCAAGAACGAAGGCCGCGACTGGCCCGACTGGCGAACCATGTCGCCTGACCAAGCAATCGAGCACGTTCGCTCCACCGCTTCTACAAAGCCATGAAGCTGACAACCTCGCAATGGCATCTTCTGGTTGAAGTATCCTATGCTGGCGGGACGCACTGCATCGGCTCATACAAACCTGCAAGACGCCTGGTTGAACTTCGCTTGGCAGAATGGAGAGACGGTGGCCCTTCTTCTGACTGGCTGAACATCACCGAAGCAGGCCGTCTCGCCCTATCTCAGAATAACAGGGGGACGGGCGAATGATCAGCGTCGAATGGCCTAAGGACAGTGCACCCAGCTTCGAAACGTGGAAGAAGATCGCCGCCAGTTTCGAAGCCACCCTCGCCGCCAAGGATACAGCCCTAGCCGAGATGAGGGTGGAACTGGAGCGGATGCAGAAGGAAGTCGGCGCGGCTGATGCAGATCGATCCGCCGCACGCGCAGGCCAACAGGTTGCCGCCATCCGCGCCAAAGCCGCAGAGGCAGATCTAGCGCGGGCAAGGAAAGCGCTGGAGACCGCAGACGCCGCGATCGCAGAGTATGTGCGGTATCTCGACGGCGGCCAAATGCGCGGATCCTATGACGGCAAACCGGAGCGGGATGGGCTTCGCAAGGCTGGCTATATTGTCCGCGCCGCCATCGGTCCAGCGCCATGACCCGCTCACTCACCTGGCAGTTTCCCCATCCCTCTTGCATCTGCAACGAATGCTCCCCGAGCATCTTCAGCGGGTCTAGTCCCATCGAGCACCTCCGCACAGACAACATAGGCTGCTTCAATCTCCGGGGTGACGGTATCAGTCTCGCGCACCCAGTTGCGCATGGCTTCCAAGGCGGCGTGGACATCGCCTATGCCCTGCATTCCGCGCTCCCAGCGGATGGTTACGGGGCGTTTGAAGCGGTGCAGCATGGGGGTGCCCTGTGATCGAGCGCAGCGACTTCCTTCACATCGTATCATTGCTTGGCGAGCAAGGCCAAGACGACATCTCATGGTCCGAAAACATCAAGCCGCCGGCCGACGCTGACGACTTTGCATCCGAAGCGATATTCGTCATCTGCAATTCAGGCATGAAGAACACCATCGCGGTCAAGATATTCGCCAAGGTCATGGCGGCCATACAGGGCGGCATCAGTGCCTTCGCTGTCTTCGGCCACCCAGGCAAGGCAAAAGCGATCGACCTTATCTGGCGGACGCGTGACGACTTGCTGGCGGCCTATCTCTCTGCCCCCGACAAGATCGAGTTCTGCGCTTCGCTGCCATGGATCGGCGGCATCACGAAATATCACCTCGCCAAGAACTTCGGGGCCGATGTCGCCAAGCCAGATGTTCACCTTCAGCGCCTAGCTGATCGGGAGGGTGTGACGCCACAGCAACTGTGCGAACGACTCGCCCGAGATAGCGGCTACAAGATCGCCACGGTCGATGTGCTGCTATGGCGTGCGTGCGCCAATGGCATTCTGAACTCGCGCACTGGCGAGATAGCGGCATGATCCGCGCGATGCTCATCTGCCTGTTCCTCGTCGGTTGCGTCACCACGCATCAGCCTGGCGACTTTGCGCTGGACCAGACCAAAGCGCTGGGCCCACTCCTGAGAGGTGAACGTCCATGATCGAAGAACTGATTGCGCGGCTCGAGTCGTTGGAAGCGCCGGACCGAGAGGTTGACCGCGAGATCGGCGCGTTGTGGCCTGAGCCGCGGCCGTTCAACCTGTCGCTCGCCGCCATGCGGAACGGTATGCCTATTTGCCCAGCCTTCACCAAGGATCTCAACGCGCCGGTGAAGCTGCTCGAGCGCATCCTGCCAGGCTTCGCATGGAAGGTGGGGACATGCTGCGTTTCGGATGATGCATGGGTGGTTCCGGACCTGAACTGCCCGGTGCATGGCGAGCGACTGCTGAAGGAATATGGCAAGCCGAAATCGGGCAGCATATGGGATACCGGCGTCGACATCGACCTGCGGCCGTCGGGCACGCCGGCGATCGCGCTCTGCCTTGCGGTGGTGACCGCCTATGCCGAGACGTTGAAATTGGCGGAGGCGGCAGAATGAGCGACGATCGTAAATGCGGAACCTGCGCGCGCGGATGGCTTCGCGACAACGGACTGATCAGTTGTGGCGCCGGCGTGGATGATGCCGCTCTACTCGAAGGTGGCGGCGACAATCCGATATGGGCGGAACGCAAGTATGGCAAAGCCAGGATGACCGCATTGTTGTTCGGCGGATCCACGGCCGAGCCGGATGGCAGCAATTGCGAGAGGATGCGGCCGGAAGACGGTGCCGAGTGCCGGATGTGGAAGAAGCAGGACGGCGGCACATGATTGAATGGCACGAGAACTACCCAATATGCCGGTACGGCGAGGCGCTGGAGGAGAAAGCGCTGATCTTCGCGACCAAGGCGCATGAAGGCCAATTGAGAAAATATACCGGCGAAAACTATATCGTACATCCGATCGCCGTCGCCGAGATCGTCAAGACGGTCCCACACACGCCGGAGATGATCGCAGCGGCCATCTTGCATGACGTGATTGAAGACGTGCCATCGGTTTCGATCGACGACATCGACGCGGAGTTCGGCGTCCAAGTTGCGGAGCTCGTCGGCTGGCTCACGGACGTCTCGCGACCGGATGACGGCAACCGCGCCGCGCGCAAGGCGCTCGACCTGGCACACACAGCCAAGGCGCCGGCCACGGCCAAGACGATCAAACTCGCCGACCTCATCCACAACACGCTGACGATCAAGGAACGGGATCCGAACTTCTGGAAGGTCTACCGCCTGGAGAAGTTGGCGCTGCTCGAGGTGCTCCGCGAAGGCGATGCAACGCTATGGGCGAGGGCAGCCGCGCAGTGCGAGGCAGGCGATGGCAAGCAGATCAGCATCATTGATACCAACCAACCCGGATGGCCAACCGTCTGGCGCGGTGAAATCTAACTGGAGCATACGATGACCGACCTGTCCCGCCGCAACTTCCTGAAAGGCCTGATGGCGACCGCCGGCGTTGTGGCGGCCGGAATGCCCGCGCTCGCCGCAGTCGAGGCCGCCGTGGCGCCGTCGCTGCCGTTCCCAGATCATCTCCTCGGTGACGTCTTCATGAAGGTCGATGACATCTGGCGGTTCCTGGGGAAGTCGACGGAGTGGATGGTGCGGATTGAGCGGGATGTCACCTTTGTTGACCTCGCGTCCCTTGATCGGCCAACACACAGGGGGGTATCGTATGTAACTGCGGGGGCAGTTGACGTCGATATCATGCTCGACAGCGAAGGGCGTCAGATGCTGATGGAGACGTTCATGGCGGGCGAAAGAGTCGATTTTGCCATGTCTCAAGGCGAGAACGGACTCTACACGTTGAAGAATTCATTCATCAATATGACAGAGACGAGGTCTCCCCGAGAGGCGTACCGGTTCGGACTCGAGATCGGCGACCTCGAAGTGACGTTCCCGACGGCGGACGCGGCTTAACCAACCGCGCCCGAATAGAATAAACTGAAATCAGAATATATTCTAAAGCGCTGCGATCGCCTTGACCGCTTTGTCCTTGGCGTTCTTCACCTGGGTCTCGGATAGGCCATACTTCCGAGCAGTCGTTGCCTCCTTCGGCATCGCCTGCGGGGCGATCGGGCCGAGAACCTCGCCGAGAATGCTATCGTCGATCTCGCGGATGGCCTTCATGGTTTCCTTCAGTGCGGCGACCAGGCTGATCGCGCGAAGACCAGTCGGAACCATCTTGGCAGTCCTGATGCGCTCCTCGAGCGCAGAGAGATCGGAGATCGAGAGGTTCTCGAGGTTGATGTTGTCGATGTTGACCATGGAACTGCCTTCCTGTTTCGGGACGGCAGTGTCAAAGCACAGAAACAGGCGAAACGTCAACAGTGCCAAGGGTTTTCGAGGAATTGGAGGCCCAGAAGAGGGATAACTGAGGCGAACAAAGTTGCGATCTGGCGAGAATAGTTGGCATTATTGGAGTTTCGGCGTGTACCATAAATTGTGTTAACAAAAACCTGAAACACTAGGGGTTGCGTTCCTCCCTAAAGGCGAGTCAGAAACGCCTCGAAACATAAAGTTGTGCCCCAGGCAGAATCAGCCAGATCAAAGGGGAAGCCGCTCGAACCCCGACTTTGGGAAGCCTAATCCGGGATGGCGTCCGGATATGAGCGGCCAGCCGGTGGGATGCCGGCTTCAAAAGGACGATGACCCGTAACGGATGCCTGAACGCAAGCACCAATTCACGGAAGACGAACTTGGGGCTGCTGTAAGAAACTCTGCTACCTATTCAGGGGTCTTGCGCATCCTCGGCATCAAGGTGTCTGGCGGTTACCAATCCTACCTTAAGCGCAGGATCGCCAAAGCTGGTCTCGACATCTCGCATTTCACGCAGAAGGGTAAGGTCAAGATGCATGCCGGGGCCTACACTGGCTCCGAGCGACACCTGGCCAACTTGGCGAAGGCGAGGAATGCGATAGGTCAGCGGCCGTGCCAATGGTGTGGCAGGGAAGTCCATGCGAGCGGGCTGATGCGCCACGAGAGCCTGTGCCACCTTGCCCTGGAGAATATCAGATCCTGCCCCGTTTGCGACGATCCGATAAGAGGGCGTGGCGAGACTTGCTCCAAAGCATGCGCCAACACACATTTCAGAAGCGGCAGCAATCATCCGAACTGGAAGACTGAGTCCTACCGATCGACGTGTTTCAGCCACCACGAGAAAAAGTGTGTGGTTTGCGACGAGGTAAACATCGTTGAGGTTCATCACCTCGACGAAAATCACGAAAACAACGACCCCGCCAACCTGATACCGCTCTGCCCCACGCATCATAAATACTGGCATTCGCGGTTCAGGGTACTGATTGAGGAGCAGGTCATGGACTACGCCAGCCGCTTCACCGGTCAGACCATTCTCACAACAACGACGGCGTAAGTTTCGCCGCCGTAGCTCAGTGGTAGAGCGGCTGCCTCGTAAGCAGCGGGCCGGGAGTTCGATTCTACCCCGGTGGCACCAAATCCAGATCGGGAGACCGACATGCAGCAGATGGGCCGCACCACAGCGTTGGTGATGTCTCTGCCCGCTGCCGGCGCACTGATCATCGTTCCCACAAAAGACATCGGCATCGTGGTCGAGCGCACCATCCTCGAGTTGCGCGGACCGGATGTCGATAGCCGCTGTAAAACACTCGCGGTCTGCCAGCCGAGCGATCTGAATCTGATCGCCGTCGGGCTTCCAGTGTTCTTCGATCACACGTTTGACGACATGACGCCAAGGGAACTGCGCGACGCCGCGCATGCCCGGGCGCGTGAGAGCAACCGCCATTATTGGCCAGTTTCCGCGGGATAGAGCAGCCTGGTAGCTCGTCTGGCTCATAACCAGAAGGACAGCGGTTCGAATCCGTTTCCCGCAACCAATTAAGACCGCAGTAGACATCAGAACGCCATGGGCGGGACGAGGGGCTGCGGCGCCATTTTCAAACAAAGGAGAGTAGCATGACACAGCTTATCCTTCTCGCCATCGCCTGCGCTGCCGGTTGGTACTTCCGCGCGGAGATCATGGCTTTCCTCAAGAAGACATTCGGCAGCGCCGAATAATAGGTTTCAGCGGCGGTCTTCGGGCCGCCGTTTTCATTTTCAAACCCAAGAGGCAAAGATGTCTTCAGTCGAAGCAATTCTTTCGACAGAGTTTTCCGACCCCTTCGTGCAGGGCATGAAGGATCGGATGGTGGTCAGCTTCTACAAGTATGGCTTGGTCTCCGAAGCCTATCCTCACAAGGTGAACGCAATCACCTCCCTGACTGACCGCTTGAGGAAATATGCAGAAACTGGGAACACTGAGTTCCTGATCGACGCGGCCAATTTCGCGATGATCGAGTTCATGCACCCGTCCCATCCGTCAGCCTTCTTCGAGGGGACGGATTCTGATCAGTCTCCCGGGCGCCGTTCGAAACGGTCTGGCATTCCGGATGATCGCGACAATCAGTCTATCGGCACGAACCGCAACAGCGAACTTGCCAAGTTTCGATAGGTCATGGCCGTCACATGCCTCCCCATCGCACCATTCGGCGATCGGCCGGTGGTTGTTGCCGCTGGCGGCCCATCGCTCACGCTCAGCCAGATTCGCAGGATCGGTATGGCGCGCGCCGAGGACAAGATACGCGTCATTGCCATCAACGATGCGATCTACCCTTGCTGGTTTGCTGATATCCTGCATGCGTCCGACAAGCGCTGGTGGAATATGCACAAGGGAGTGCCTGCATTTCGCGGGTTGAAGACCTCGCTCGAGATCACCGGTTTCCATGACGTCCGGACGCTCAAGAACACCGGCATTGAAGGCTTTGACGACACGCCAGGCTGTATCCGTGGTGGCTGCAACAGCGGCTACCAAGCGGTCCATCTGGCCGCGCAACTCGGCGCCCGTCGGATCGTCATTGTCGCCTTCGATTTCTCCGACGACGGCGCCAAGTCGCATTGGTTCGGACCTCACGGTCCCGGGATGGATCTCCACTCCAACACTGAAAACTGGCGCAAGCATTTCCGCGGCCTGACCGACGAGCTCGCGCGCCGCAAGATTGCGGTGGTCAACGCGACCATCAAAAGCACGATCACCTGGCTGCCAAGGATCAATCTGGACACCGAATGGTCATAGGCGTCGCCTCCGACACCTTCAGCGACTCGCCGTATTATCGACGGGACGTCTTTCGGAGAGGATTGGCTCGCCTCGGATATGCAGTCGGGCATCCGCCGAAGGAAAGGCCTGGTCCGACGGACGTCTTGCTGATTTGGAATCGGTCGAGAGGTAATCACGATCTCGCCAATCGGTACGAGAAGGCTGGCGCAAGGGTTCTGGTGGCCGAAAATGGCTACATCGGGAAAGATAGGGACGGGCACCTGCTCTATGCGCTTGCGCTGGGGCACCATCTGGGCGCCGGCGCGTGGGTTGAGGGCGCCGGCGACCGATGGGATCAACTTGGCATCAACTTGCTGCCATGGCGCTCCTGTGGCGGCGAGATCGTTGTTCTGCCGCAGCGCGGGATAGGTGAACCTGGCATTGCGATGCCGTCTGACTGGACGGCAAGGGTCGTTGAGCGTCTCCGGAAGGTGACGGACCGGCCGATAAGGATTCGCCCGCACCCAGGCAAGGAAAAGACTGATCCGGACCTGCAGCATGCATGGGCCGCGGTGACCTGGGCAAGCGGCGCCGGCATCAAGTCGATCGTTGCTGGTGTCCCAGTCTTCCACGATATGCCGACATGGATCGGCGGACCAGCCGCCAAGTGTGGCGTCAGTGACATCGAAAATCCATTCCTTGGCGATCGCCTGCCGATGCTCCGCAGTCTTGCCTATGCGCAGTGGTCCTCCGAGGAAATCCAAGAAGGAACGCCGTTTAAGTGTCTGCTCGGGTAACGGTCTATCAGATTCCGGCGCACAAGCGGTCAATGCTCATCGGCGCGGCAATGGCGCAGGGCATCCATCGGGTGGGCGACAATGTTCGCGTCATGCCTTCGACGTCTTTCAAATCTCCGGACTCGGATATCGCCGTCTTTTATGGCTTTGACGAAACGCTCCGGGCTGTTTTCAAGGGCTATCGGGATGCCGGCCGGCCGGTTGTCTATGTCGATCTCGGATATTGGGGCCGTAAGGATCTCGGGCGCTGGACTGGTTATCACAAGGTCTCGGTCAACGGTCGGCACCCAACCTCCTATTTCCAGAACCGCAGCCATGACGGCTCACGCGCCGCCAAGTTCGGGATAAAATTCAGCGAATGGACGACAGGTAGCCACATCTTGGTTGCCGGAACAAGCGACAAGGGCGCCGTCGTTGACGGCTTTGCACCGGAGGAATGGGAGCGCTGGGCGGTCGCGGAACTCCGCAGGCATACCGATCGCCCGATCATCTACCGCGCGAAGCCCAGTTGGCTTGGTGCGTCGCCTATCCCGGGATCGATGTTCCAACAGACTCGCGACGACGTCAGGAAGATGCTGGTGGGCTGCCATGCGGTGGTCACGCATCACTCGAATGTTTCGATCGATGGATTGATTGCTGGCGTGCCTGCCTTCTGCATGGAAGGGCTCGCGTCTCCGTTGGCATTGTCTGACCTATCGAAGATCGAAGAGCCGCGGCGCCACGGTGACCGCGAGCAACTCGTCAACGACATCGCTTGGTGCCAGTTCGACGTGCAGGAAATGACTGAGGGTGTCGCCTGGCGGCATCTTAAATCGGAAGGGCTCTTGCCTTGAAGGTCTGCTTTTATCGCTCGTCTAAACCCCGTGAGGGTCTGCTTGCCGATGCCTTCGCGCGCGGCGTGATCGAACACGGCGACGAGGCGGTTGTCAGGCAGTTGGATGGCGATGTTCAGGTCGCTTCAGATTGCGAAGTCGCGGTCATGGTCGGCGTGAAGAGCAAGGAACTCTATCAGGCGAACTGGCGCGCAGGGATTCACACCATCCTTTTGGATAAGGGTTATTCGCGGCACAGCGCCGGCGGCCCGATCAAGACATGGGAATACTGGCGCGTGTCGGTCGACGGTCATCACCCGACGCGGTATCTGATGAAGACGCCGCGGCCGGCGGACCGGCTGCAGAGACTGCGCCTGAAGGTCAAGCCATGGCGGACCATCGGTGACCACATTGTCATCGCTGGATCATCGGCCAAATACAACGCTTTCTATGGGCTTCCGGAGCCCACTGAATACGCAGAAAGCCTTGTCCGACATCTCCGCCAGTTCAGCGACCGCCCGATCGTTTATCGGCCGAAGCCAAGCTGGAAAGAAGCGGTTGCGATCGACGGTGCTCGGTTCTCCTACGGGGAAGGCGAGACCATCGACCAAGTTCTCGACGGCGCGCACGCGGTCGTCACCCACGGCTCGAACGCCTGCTTTGAAGCTGTCCTCGCCGGCATTCCATGCGTTGTACTTGGTGATGCGGTGGCGAAGCCGATCTCGTCGGTCAAGCTGGCTGACATCGAGTCGCCACTGATGGTCAAACGTCGTGATCGGAACCAGTGGCTGGCGAATCTTGCATACGCCCAATTCACTCTGCCGGAATACGCAGACGGCGAGGCGTGGCAGATCATCCGTCCGCAGATTTACGGGTAATCATGAAACCGAGCGAGCAGTACCGGGCCGCGCTTGCTGACGCCACGCGTCACCACGCCGAGCACAAGACCTATTCCGGCAAGTTCCTGCGGCCGCACGCTCCTTTCATCAAGGAGATCATCGAGCGCCTGGGTTGCGAGACGATTCTCGACTACGGCTGCGGCAAGGGCGAGCAATACGCCTGGCGCAACGCCGATCCGACCGGGTCCATCCCGGTCGGCATGACGATTGAGGAATATTGGGGCATCCCGGTCACCAAATTTGACCCGGCCTATCCGCCATTTGCCGCCGAGCCTATTGGCAAGTTCGACTTGGTCATCTGCACGCATGTCTTGGGATCGATTCCGGTCCTTGATCTGCCGTGGGTGCTCGACCGGCTCTACTCGCTGTCGAACAAGGCGCTCTACATCGCCGAGAAGATCGCGCCGGTGAAGAAGAAGGTTTTCAAGAAGCCGGACCTGCATCCTTTCGGCTGGAACGCCACTCGCTGGATGACGGCGATCAAGCGCGAGAAGCCCATCGAAGTCGTCCTGTCCGTGCGCGAGAAGCGCGCCGACGGCGTCTTTGTCGAACGGTTCTCCATATGAGGGTTCGCGTCCTTGGCGCCGGCTGGTTCGGTTGCTCCATCGGATTGGCGCTGATCGCCGCCGGCCATGACGTCGAGGTGCATGAGAGCAGCGGCCGCATCTTCAACGGCGCATCGGGAAACATCCCGGCCAGGCTGCATCTTGGAGCTCCGCACTATCCGCGGTCCTCCGCCACGCAGAAGGCCTGCCAAGAGCACCAGGTCGAGTTCCTTGAGCGATACGGGCAATTCACACGGTCAATCCCGGTGAACATCTATGCGGTCGCGCGTGACCATTCGCTGATCGACTTCGGCACCTACACGAGGATCCTACGCGATCAAGTCGAGTTCCTGACCCTCTACGATCCGGCCGAGTTCGGCCTGACCTATGTCGAGGGCGGCGTGATGCTCGGCGAGCGCCATATCGTGGTCGACGACGCCAAGGCCTTCTTTGCGAAGGAACTGGACGGGGCAATCAAGTTCAACACGACAGTCGGCGAGGTCGATAGCCGCGACTATGATCTAAGTATCGACTGCACCTTTTGCGCCAATGACAGCGCCGGGGTCGATCGTTACGAACCCTGCCTTGTGGTCCTTCTGAATGGGCCTACCGACAAGTGCGTCACAATTACAGACGGTCCGTTCCCCAGCCTTTACGTGTGGAACGAGGATCTCGGTCTGTCGAGCCTCTCTTCGGCGAAATGGACGCCGTTTTCGAAGAACTGCAAGACCTGGGGTGAGGCGAAGGCCCTGCTTGATGGTCTGAGCGCCGCGGACATTGAGCGGCAGGCACAGTTCATGATCAGCGACATGGCCGGCTTCTACCCGGCGGTGCGCGATCTCTATCAAGTGGCGGATTACCGCCTCAGCATCCGCGCCATGCCGCTTTCAGGGTCAGACAGTCGATTGGTTGACGTCGTTCGCGTCGGCGAGCGCGCGCTGAGAGTCCGCGCAGGCAAGATCGATGCGGTGATACAGGCCGAGCGGATCATCAAGGGGATGATCGCGTGATGTCTTTGGCCGATCTTTTGGCCGATCTTTTCGGCTCTATCGGGTTGTGACATGACCATCGTCATCACCGGCTGGCGCAGTGCCATAGCCGAAGCGTTCCGCACACTTCTCCGTTCTGCCGAAGTCACCGTCCACGGCAAGCCGATGGAGCCGAACTTCCCGATCGACGCGCAGCGCTATCTGTTCTGCCAGGGCCTGCTTCGTCCGAAGAAGTACGACGATCAGACTGAAGCCGAGATCAAGGAAGGCATCGAGGTAAACTACACCTCGATCGTCCGCGCCTGCGACCTGATCTTCGCCGGCAACGAATTCGCCCGGGTCTGCATCATTGGGTCCGAAAGCGGATACCGAGGATCATTCGATGAGAACTACGCTTCATCGAAGGCGCTGATCCACAGCTACATCGAAACCAAGCGTCTGACGCAGCATCAGCAACTGGTCGGCATCTCCCCGGGGATCATCGGCGACTGCCGCATGACGACATCCAGGACTGACGTCGACAACCTCATTCGCCGGCGTGATGAGCACCCGAAGAAGAGATTCCTCGAGGCAAGCGAAGTCGCCTCGATGGCGAGGACATTGATCTACTTCCAGCCCTACGTCTGCAACGTCGTCATCAGGATGCACGGCGGATTGGTCGACGGTTAAGAGAGTCGAACTCCAGCGCCGCCGTCTATTAAATCATTCTTCGCCAGCAGGATGACACCGGAGCGCTTTATGGCCTCTTCGAGTGCTGTCAAATTGTTTGCCATTGGAGTGGATCTTCCGGCCTCAAAGTTGCGGAGCGTGCTGAGGCTGATTGATGCCATATCTGCCATATCTGCCTGCGAGATATCGAGGAGAGCGCGAGCGGCCCGGCATTGCTCTGGAGTGATTGTCATGGTTTCTCCTTGCAAGTGATTTTCGATAACCATAACGAAAATCGTTTGACAAGTCTAGACTGACGAAATATGTTCGCCTAAACGATAATCGTTATTCGCCATTTAGGCGGATGGCAAGGCGACCAGAGGACCGAATGAAAATCCAAGTGACCATTCAGGGCATTACGCCCCTGTTGATGAACAGGTTCACCGAGCATAACGAAGTGGCCGTTTCAAGCGGTACATCGGTGAATTTCAAGGGCGACCGCGGGACACCAAGGCAGCAGGCGGAGCCGAAGCGGTATGCTGATGGTGACGGCAAACTCTATATCCCCGGCCCGAACATTTTCGCGTGCATCATTGCGGCGGGAACATTCCACAAGGCTGGGAAATCGAAACTAACCACGCTGCGGACATCACTCATTCCTGCCGGCATCATGGTTGATGACCTTGTCTGCAATTTGACTGACCTTGATGGTGATCCGCTGACGGAATGGGAAGTCGATAGCCGTTCGGTCGTTATCCCGTCGACTGGCGGCCGCATCATGTGTCATCGACCGCGCGTAGACGTATGGGCGGCAAAGTTCACCTTGGACGTGGACGAAACAATGTTTTCACCATCGCTTGTCCGTGCAGTTGTGGATGACGCTGGTAAGAAGATCGGGCTCGGCGACTTTCGTCCGGCCCGAAAGGGCCCCTTCGGTCGTTTCGTTGTTTCCCGATGGGAAATAGTGAAAGACGGCGGCGGTCTTCTACAGGCAGCTTAGGCTGCTCACGGTCCGATCAGGCTGCGCATCGTCGGGCATTGTATGGCGTGGTCCGGCGCGGCATGGTTAGGCGGCGCTGACCAAGGTTAGGTAGCGCAGGGCGTGGCAAGTTGCTGTTTTGCAAGGATATGGCGGTCTTCGGACCGCCATTTGCGTTTCTGGCCTCCCCAACAAGGATTTGCTGATGACTGTTCGAGTCTGCTCCCTTTGCTGGGGCACGGCATGGGAACGCTATGGCCGCACGTTCGCGCAGACTTTCGCGGATTATTGGCCGGCGGATGTCGAACTGGTCATGGTCACCGACCGCTTCATTGGCCTCCCGCGTGGCAAGCAAGCGCCGCTGGAACTGATCAACGGCTACCGGGCATTCCTGGACCGCTGGAGCAGCGAAATGGCCGCCATGGGCCATCGGGCGCCGGCGGGCACGAAAACGAACGAGAACGGCTACTCATGGCGCCATGACGCTGTGAAGTGGATGCCGCAGGCGCTGGCACCCATCCCGGGCATCGAAGGTCTTGAGGATGGCGACATCTTCGTCTGGTTCGACGCCGACACCGAAACCACCGCGACGGTTCCGGCCGGCTGGATTGAATCGCTGCTCGACGGCGCGGACGTAGCCTGCATCAGGCGGCCGGGGCGTCACACGGAAATCGGCTTCTACGCCATGCGCATGAGCCCGGGTACGCGGCGCGTGCTGCGCCTGTTCGCCGACTTCTACCTCAACGACTCAGTGTTCAAACTCACCGAATGGCATTCCGCCTTCGTCTGGGACCGCGCGCTCGAGACGGAACCGGAACTGAAGGTCAGCGATCTCAATCCGACCGGCGCCCGCGGGCATGCCTGGCCCAAGACGCCATTGGCAGCCTGCACTGAGCATCACAAGGGCAAGAGAAAAGACCAATGAGGCACGTCAAGCACGCCTTCTACATCGGATTCGATCCGCGCGAGGCTGCGGCGTTCGCCGTGACAAGGTATTCGCTGAACAAACATCTTATAACCCCCGTCCCCGTGAGAGGTCTGGTTCTTGCGGATCTTCGCGCTCGCGGCCTATACACTCGACCGACTACCGTGCGCGATGGTCGCCTTTGGGATGACATCTCCGGTGCTCCAATGAGTACCGAATTTGCGATCTCTAGGTTCCTGTGCCCTCATCTGGCGGGTAGCGGATGGGCAATCTTTATGGACAGCGATATGCTAGTCCGTTCAAACGTCGAAAGGCTGTTCAAACTTCTCGACCCGTCGAAGGCAGTGATGGTTGTCAAGCACAACTTTCAGCCGCCGGAAGGGATCAAGATGGATGGTCAAATTCAAACCAGGTATTCTCGAAAAAATTGGTCAAGCGTTTGCGCTTTCAATGCGTCGCACCCGGCGAACGCTGCTTTGACAGTGGAGATGGTGAACTCACTGCCTGGGCGTGAATTACATGCCTTCTGCTGGTTGGAAGATAAGGACATCGGGGAACTGGATTGTTCGTGGAACTGGCTGGCCGGTCACAGTGATCCGGAAATCGAACCAGACATATGCCATTTTACCGATGGGCTGCCATTCATGTTGGGGCATGAAGACGCTCCATTCGCAGATGAGTGGTGGCAAGAATTGTCGAACTGGGCTATATAGAAGCGAGCCGCCACGGTGTTGGAAGCACCGTGACGGCCCTAACCGAAACGATCATGTGAGGATCGAGTGGCTAACGACAGCATACAGCAAATTTCCGTCTTCATATATGGCCTGATTGATCCCCGCGATGGTCAACTGCGCTACGTTGGAAAGACCAAGAATTCCTTGAAATCTCGCCTTCTCGCCCATGTCAGCGACGTCAGGCGCGGCCGAACTTATATCCCTCGTCACAAATGGCTCTGTGACCTGCTGCTTGCCGGTGAATTCCCGGAAATTGTCGAATTAGACAGGGTTGCCTCCGACGCATGGCAAGAGGCCGAGCAATTCTGGATTGGCTATCTTCGTTTCGTTGGATTGCCACTGCTGAATGGCACAATCGGCGGCGACGGCACTATCGGGCATAAAATGTCCGAGGAAATTAAGAAGAAACTCTCAGATGGCGCCACCAAGCGGTATCAAAATCCCAACGAGAGAAGAAGGACCGGCGCTGCTGTCAAGCGCGGTCAAGACACCGACTCTTATCGGGCTTATATGCGCGAGCGGGCGGCGAAGTGCACGCCGGAGAGTTTGGCCAAACTCCACGAGGGGACGAGAAGATATTGTCGGTCCGAAGAGGGCCGGAAAGCAATCGCAGATCGAATGCGCGGCAAGGTTGTGTCTGAGGCGACAAGGAAAATTCTGTCTGAGCAGCGTCTAGGAGTAAAACTCCCCATCGAGACGCGCTTGAAAATGGCAGCGTCTAGATTGGGCAGAAAACACAGCGAGGCGACCAAGGCAAAGATGAGGGCGGCGATCAATCGCGATGCGTCATCCTTGCGCACTCGCGAGCGTTGGCTGGACCCGGAATACGTAGCCAAACAAGCGGCCGTCAATCGATCCGCCAAACTCAAATCAAAATGGGCCGACCCCATGTGGCGGGCAGAGCGTCTGGAACGACAAAGAGCGGCAAGAGCGAAGACATGAACCTGCAACCATCATCCTCAAGAAGTATGTAATGTCCGGCCTACGATCGCCGCTCAATTTCGCCAACACGGTCGACTACGAAGCCATCAAGCGCCATGCATTTCATGACCAAAACATTGTGATAGTCCGTTTGGACGATCCGAAACTATCCTGGGCTGATCGCGAAATGCTCCGCGCTGTTGGTGAGCGCCTATACGGAGCGCCTAAGCCGGCCGGGAGGTAGGTTATGGGCGGTATTGGCAGCGGCGGCAACGGCAGACTTACGGACGCTGAGAAACGCGCCAAAGGCACATTCCGAAACGACCGGACGGATGAGATCTACGCGGCCAAGGCCGCCGAGAAGGTTGTTGTCGGCCCTTGGCTGACTTCGATTCCTGAGCCGACCATTCCGCTGAATGCGGTCGGCAAGGCAAAATACGACGAGATCACTGCGCTCCTCTTCGCCACCAATAAGCTGACCAAGGTCACCTGCGGCGACTGCGAGCGCATGGCCGTGATGCACCAACAGATGCATGAAAGGCTGACGGCGGGCAAAGCGGTCTCGATGGATCTTATCAAGCGCATGGATGCGATCAGCGTGAGGCTCAGGATTGCAGAAGATGCGCCAGCGATCGCGAACCCCAACCAAAAAAACAGGTTCGCCGGGTCGGGGTTCTCCAATAGCAGGACTTCACCGATCACACTGCGGCCACATCGCGCCGCTGGAACTGGTAAACTCTGAAACCAACGAGATTGAGCTCGTTCCTGATTATCCGGCGATCGCCAGGCTGTATGCCGAGGTAGTCGCGTCGGGACGGCTTCCTACCAATCGCCTGCTTGTTTTCGCGGCGCAACGCTATCTCGACATGCTCGAGATGGCGGAGAACCCGAAGAACGATTTTTGCTACTCGCCTATCCATCTGGTCGACTTCTGCCGTTTTAGCGAGAGGCTGAGGCACTTCGAAGCCGGCAACTGGCAATTGAACCAATTCGATGAGGCCGGAGACCCAGATCCTCGCATCATCCTCGAGCCGTTTGAGATATGGATCGAATCCGCGATCCACGGTTTTCGGATGCGCAACAATGGCACCCGGCTCGTCAAGACAGCACTCGAACTAATTTCGAGAAAAAATGGGAAGTCGATTCGGGCCACCCGTGCTGCACTATTCGATCTCTGCTGCTCCGGAGGCATGGCGCCGGAAATCCCGATCGCCGCGTTTTCTTCGAAACAGGCTGACGACACGCTGTATGGCGACATCGTCAAAATGCTCAACAACGACGACGAGTTGAAGGAGCAGTTCAAGATCCGCGTGACGCAGGAGGAGATCACCTCCAACGGCGGCCGCATCTTCAAGCTGACCCAGCACGGCGATCGGATCGACGGTCTCAATCCGTCCTTGGCGCTCTTTGAAGAAGGTCACGCCGGCGCGGCGCTAGTTTACAAGGTTGTCGATTCCGCCTTTGGTGCGCGGCCGAACGCGCTGCGTCGCATGATCACCACCGCGGGTCACTATTCGGAGGGCCCGGCATTTGACCTCCTAACCCAGGCTCAGATGATCCTTGAAGGCAAGGTTCAGGATTTCACGTTCTTCGCCGCGATCTACACGCTGGATCGCGAGGACTACACCAACCCGGAAACCAACGCGATCGACTGGGATCGATTGCTGACAGACGAAAGCCTGATCGAACGGGCCAACCCGATGTACAGGGTGGCACTTGACCCGGTGGTCATCAGGGCTGCAGTGAACGAGGCTCTCCGGCTTCGTCCAGATAAGCGGGGTGAAGTAGCGCGTACCCGCTTCAATATCTGGACCGGTGCCGGGATGACGCTGATCGAGGCTTCGGCCTGGGGCCAGTGCAAGCGGCCGGTCTCGCTTTCTGACTTCTTCGGCATGAAGTGCTGGATCGGCGTCGATCTGGCGCAAGTGCTCGACATGTGCGCGATCACGCTGCTGTTCGAACTGCCGGCCGGGCAGCTGGTGGCATTCGCCAAGTTCTTTCTGCCGGCGGAATCGCCTACAGCGCGGAATCCTGATCTGGTCGACCATCTGGCGACATGGGAAACGCAAGGCCACCTTGTCCTGACGCCAGGCCCGCTCGCCGACCACGACCTAGTGCGCGCCGACATTGAAGCTTTCTGCGACGTGTTCGACGTCCAGGTGATCGCCTGTGACCCGGCGCAGGCGCACAACACGGTGAAGTACCTCTGGGATGGCAACCGACCGGTGGTCGTCTATCCGAACTCCGCGAAGACAATGACGGCGCCGACCGACGACATCCTTGGTCGCATTGCAGCACAGACTATCTGGCATGACGGGAACCCGGTTCTCGCCTGGAACGCGCAAAACGTTCATGGCGAGCGCAAAGCTAACGGCTCGATCATTCCGAGAAAAGAAAAAGAGAATTCACCTCGCAAGATCGATGGCTTCGTCGCCCTTTGCTTCGCGAATGGCTGCCGGATGCAGCCGGATGAGGCGAAGCCCGCTGGCGAGGTAGCCGGCACTTCGACTGACCCGTATCTGACGCGAGGCATGATTGGATTCGACCAGATGGTAGGTGACGGCAATGTCTGATGTCGAAGAGACGGCCGTCGTCGCAACCGAGTCCCGCCAAATGGACCTGATCGCGAAGGACCATGGCACAGAAATGACCATGGCGGAATTTACGTCGTGGTTGGGCGAGAACATCGCCAGCGCCAGTGTGCAGAATGCGCTGAAGCAGGCCGCATTCTTGCTGTGCTGCGACGTCATCGCCCAGGACATCTCTAAGTCCACGCTACGGCTGCGGGAGAGGCTTCCAAACGGCACATCTCGCGTTGTGCTGCCAGAAAAGCATGAGATGGCTGCGTTCCTCGCCCTTGAGCCGAACCGCCGCCACACATGGCCAGAGTTCATCGAAATGATGGTGCTCTGGGAGTGCTACACCTCGAACTCATATGCTGGTGTGCTGCGCAACAACTTCAACGATCCGCTGGAACTGATCCCATTCCAGACCGGTCGCGTCAGGACGCTGGTCGAGGGTCGGGACATCTTCTACGACGTCACAGCCGGCACCATGCAGGAACAGGCGCTGCTCGGCGCCGTGTCGATGACCTTCCATGAGAGGGACATGATCCACGTCCGTGGACGCATGATCGATGGACAGGATGGTTATTCGACGCTCATCGCCGGCAAGGACGTATTGGAGACGGGAAGCGCGATCGATGATTTCCGCACTTCTCTCTTCAGTGAAGATGGCCAGGTGCGCGGTGTTTTCAAAAAGAGCGGCGATGGCGCCATCGACGAACTCGCGTTCCAGCGGCTGCGGTCCCAGCTAAAGATCCTGATGAAGAGGTACAAGGCCGGTGTTGAACCGGTCGTCCTTGAAGACAACATGGAATTTCAGCCGATCGCGTCGAAACCGCAAGAGATGGAATTGACCAAGCAGTTCTCGGAACAGATCAGCCAGACGTGCCGGTTGCTTCGTGTCCCGCCGTACAAGGTCTTCCAAATGGATGGCCAAAAGTACGACAACCTCGATACTGCCGAGAAGATGTACGTGGGCGACACACTCATCCCGCGCGCCGAGCGTTTCGAGCATCGGTACGACAAGATCCTCCTGAGCCGCAAAGACCGGCTGAAATACTTCTTCCAACACGATCGCGAGGAAATGACGCTCCGCGACTCGCAGCGCGAGACCGAGCGCATCAAGACGCTGCTCGAGCGCGGCGCTATCGAAGTCGATGAAGCCAGGGCGATGCAAGGCTTCAATCCATTGCCGAACGGTCAGGGCCAGGTTCGCCTGATCCCGGTGAACATGAATGTCGTGGACCGCGACGGGAAAGTCATCGTCGCCGCATCGTCAACGGTCGATCCGAACGCTCCGGCGGCCGATCAACCAGCAACCGACGCAAAGAAGAAGAAAGACGCTTAGATCCTCACAATTGGAATTGTTGGAGGGCCACCAGATTCCTACATACAGACGGACCGCCGCAGCGTTGGAAGCGCCGCGACGGTCCTAACCGAAACGATCATGTGAGGATCGAGTGGCTATCCAAGAATTATTCGCTCGCATGGGCGACAGCAAGACCATTCAGTTAAATTGTCAGCATTGCGACAAATCATTTGTCCGATATCGGTCGCAGATCAAAAAAGGCAACCACAAGTTCTGCGGCCAAGAGTGCAAACGCGGGGCCGCCGGGGGATCGTGGCTTGTCTGCGTAGGGTGCGGTGGCGATACATACCGCAAGCGCTATCAAGCGGAGAAGATCGAAGCGTCAGGGGCGAATGTATATTGCTCCAGGGGATGTCAGAGTAAGCACAAGACGTTCTCGCGGACATGCAAAAATTGCAACTTGTCATTCTCGAAACCAACCAGTCAGGCCGTCGGCCTAAATCGAGATTCGCTTTGCAGCATCCAATGCAAAGAGGCGTTCGATTACATGGAGACAAAATGCAGTTGGCCTGGATGCTCTGAGACATTTCGGACAAGAATTCAGAGAAAGACGACCAGAGGCGTAGAGGGGCAATATTTCAGGACCGATTTTAACGGCACCATGAGGCTTTCATGGAGGCCAATCTGCGAGTTCCATCACAATCTTTGCTCCCAATACGTTGGCGGACACTACAGGGCGAACGGCAGACTCAAATGGTTTGATGATCCAGAGATAAATCTTGGATCGAGGGGCGTAAATCAGCCGATCACACGGCTTTTGATTTTTGCCAAGACCGACGGGAAATGCTCGCATTGCGACCGAAGTCTCGACTTCAATGGTGGCCACTCCGAGTGGCACATCGACCATACCATTCCAGTCTACAAAGGCGGGAAGACAAACTATCCAAATTTGCAGCCGCTTTGTCGGATCTGCCACGACGTAAAGACCTCTGTCGAGAAATCCGAGGTCGGTCGCCTTCGCCACAAAATGACGAAACTGGGCCGCTGGCTCACTCATACCGAAAAAGACGAACTGATCGCCGAGTTGCGACGCGAGATTGATGTTCTGCGCGCGTCCGCGAACAAGGAAAAGGAGTTGGGCGCATGCCTAAGAAAATCAGCATCGACGAAATCATCGCGAAGCGCAAAGACATTGGATCAGATGTCGCTCCGATTATGAAGGCCGCGAAGGCGCCGGCGTCGTGGAATAAGGAATCGCGATCGGCGCGGTTTGTCATGAATGCCCAGGCGGTGGACCGCTATGGTGACATCATTGTTACTGCCGGTATCGACACAACTGAGTTTGAGCGCAACCCGGTCGCCCTTCTTTTCCACAATTCGCGCACATGGCCTGTTGGCAGTTGGGGCAATCTCGAGAAGGTTCTAAAGGGGCGCCCGCCCCGAATTGAAGGAGACATCGTCCTTCTTCCTGCGGGCGGTCCGGTCAAGGAGATCGACGAAACCGAGTGGATGATTGCAAACGGAGGTATCCGGGCTTGCTCCATCGGGTTCATGCCGGATTGGGACAACTACGAAATGATCCTCGATGACGAGGAGCGATGGACAGGCGGTATCCAGTTCAACAAGTCAATTTTACTCGAGGCGTCGATTGTGGCGATTCCCGCGAGCCCGCAGAGTCTGATTAAAGCAGCCGGCCGCGACATGAACCTCGCTCGTGAACTGCTTGAGGACGTTCTCGACAACTGGGCCAAGACCCCGGAAGGCTTGCTCATCCCGATGGATGAGTATCGCGCCAAGCACTTCGATCTCAATGGCAACCGCTCGATCTTCGTCATCGACAAGGCGTTTGCGCCGACGGCCAAGACCTTCGTTCCCGTCGCCGACATGACGCTTGAGGCGACAACCCAAGACGAGGCAGTCAAGTTCGTCGGTGCGAAGGTGACGATCGATCCCGATCATGCCGAAAACAAAGGCGCTCCATTCTCCGACAGCCTGGCGAAAGCGACCGGGGAGGTCATCGACAGTTGGATCGTCGATGAAGGTGTGAACAAGGGCGTTCACGCTCTCGCTGTGGAATTTCTGACAGACGCCTGGAGCGGCATGTTCCGCGGCATCAAGGCGGACCGGTTCCTGCTTGCTGAGAAGGCAATCGCAGACGGAACAGCTACCGTCGATGAAGCTCGTGATGCTCTCGGCCTTGATCCACTGCCGGTGGCCGACGTCACCGACGAGAAGAAGGGTATGGACCTTCTCACGGACGAAGTCCTCGACGCCTTCGCCGCACAGATCAAGGAAGCCGACATCGTCGTGCTCCGCAATGCTGACGAAGTGAAACTCGTGATCGAGCGTGAGGGTGAATCGGTCGGCGAACTGGTCCTGCCGCTGGATCTCACCATCCGGCAGATCGACGAGGTTTCGCAGTCCATCTGCGATCGCGTGACCAAGGCGAAGGAAGAGCCGGAGTCGGAGAAGAAGCCAACGTCAGTCGGCTCGATCTCCATCGAACTGGACACGGCCGAGGCAACCGAAAAATTGACTGCTCTCCAGCGCCTTCTCGAGTCCGTCGGCGCCACGATGGCGAAGTTCTTCGGGACCAAGGACGTCGAGAAGGACGACCCCGACGACGAGCCGGCAGAACCGCCAGCGCCGCCATGCGAGGAAGAAGTAGAGGCCGCCAAGGCGGCAACCGCAGCCATCCTCGCCCGCTTCGCCTCCAAGGGTCTGATCGAGGCCTAACACCACATTCCAGAATTCCGGGCCGGGCAACCGCCGGATCAACAAGCCGCTCCGCAAGGGCGGCTTTTTTCATGAGCAAAAGGAGACAACCATGCTCGCAATCCTGAAAGCCCGGCTGAAAGAACTGGTCGGCGAAATCAAGGCCCTCACGGACAAGACTGACA